TAATCGAGCCTGCGGGAGGACTAAATGAATTCGACTGGTGACCGTGCGGGCTGACGCCAAGAAAGTTAGAGTCCCTGACAGCAGGACTGGCTGAATTATAACTAAGAGAAGTCATATAAATACCCCTTAAGCAGTGGCGGTGAAAACGGCTACTGAGCCGTTGTCGCTGACCTTGGTCCAGTTACGTGAGCCAGTGTCCGAAACGGTCACAGACTCGGCGTCAATAGCATTGTCCGAGGTAGTGAAAGTAACCTGAATCTGACCAGACTGGCCGGTCACGCTGTCGGTAGCTGTACCGGTATAGGTCCGGGTAGATGTAGAGGATGAAGTACCGGCCACATAATTAACCGTTGCAGTAATAGTGTCACCAGCGTTATAGCCGTTAGGCTTATCAAGGGTGATCGAGGTAATAGACGGAGGTGTAACAGAAGTTGGCATAAATTAGTTATCCAATCCATGTAGCGTGTTTGCCCTCTAGGTCTTTGATTAGAAAAGCTTAACGGTGAAGATGCCCGATGCATTCCACGTGATTCCGAAAGTACCGTTATTCGTGGTGTAACCAGAGCCGAACTCAACGGCAACCCAGCCGTTCTTGGCTGTAAGGGTGCTGTCATAAATCAGGCAGCCGAAGGCTGCGGTAGAAATAGTGGTGGAAGCTACGTTAATATCGTTGGCGTCAAACTTAATGCCGTTTCCCGCTACCAGGGCGATAGGCGTGGTGACCGCAGACAGCGCCACACCGCCAGCGGGCCAGTTGGTACCGGTAACCTCGGTTGCCCACTTGGCGCTGCCATACGTGTTGGGGTCATCGTCCATGGTGGCCGTGATGGAGTTATCGTAGAGTGCCACCTTGAATATGTCACTAGAAAAATTGGGGCTCAAGGTACCGTTAAGTACATCTCGGAATGTTGCCGAGGGGATGAATGATTGGGTCCAAGCCATTATTTACTCCTCTTTACCTTTCTTTTGGTTGAACTTAGATGAGCTGTTTAATGGCTGCGGCCGAAATTGATACACTACCCGAGCCAGTAAAATAGGGGGTTACAGTCAAATCGCAGAGGGTGTTGGAGTTATCCTCAAAAGCAAGCAGCATGGCTGATTCATTGGTGGAGCTTTGCGGAAGCATGGAACCATTAACCTTCCAAGAAGCAAACCCCGGCTGGGTTCCAAAAAATTCCGCCAGCCCGTAACCGTCAGCCGACACATCAAACGTTGCGGTACAGTAACCCATCTTGATAGACATGCTCGAAATGTTGGTCGTGTAGAAAACAACCTTAGCTACTACGGCAAAACCCCCGTTGTCAGGGATTATCGGCGTGATAGAGCCTACGTCAGTAGGCTGTCCATTTACGCTCGCAGACAGCCCTGCGGGCCAAAGAACGAAACTTGGCAGTTCATCGGGCACCGATACATAAACAGGAAGTTGCGCCATTATTTAAATCCTTCGGGAATTGATTTCAACTCGACCGTCTGTGGCCTGAGCATCACGTCCACGCGGTCATCCTTATTATTGTGTTCGGTTACCGTATTACCAAGTTCATCCGTGGTCGCCTTGATGCCATGACCATCAACAGGATCGTGATATTCGATAACCTTGTTGCGGGTACGCCCGCCAGAGAGGTAGCCAATCGACAGGAGCTTATTCCGGTCAATGGGTGTGTGGCCCGCGCCAGCGGGCCACGACTGTCCTTTTAGTCTGCGAGTGTTACTCACTTAGCGTCCCCCGGCTTCTTGTCAGCGGCTTTAGCCGCTGGCTTATCTTCTGCCTTGGTTTCCGGCTTGGCATCCTTGCTCGAAGCCTCAGCCTTGCTCGGGCGGCCTGGCCGCCTACCGGCAGGCTTGTCGGCCTCTTCGTCCTTGGCTGCCTTAGCAGTAGGCTTGGTGTCTTCGGCAGTTACGCGCTCGGGGGTTTTGCGCTCGTCAGGCACCTCGGAATCTTTCTTCTCTTCATCGGGGTCATGACCCATCACACGGAGCTTGTGGGCCAGCTCAGCCCTCTTAGCAGGTTCCTCGGTCGCCGCGTGCTTGCGCTTAAGTCCAGCAATATTTCGGGGGTCCATAAATCAATCTCCTAGCGGGTAAACATCAACAGTGGTAGACATGTTCAAAACAGCAGACAGACTAACCTGCAAATAGCGGTACCTCTGCCCCGCTCGGATAATCTTGACTGCCGTTTGAGAAGTTGTGTAGGACAAATTTGCAGTGCTGTAAGTCGTAGGCGTGTTAATGTCTGAATACTGCAAACTGGTCCAGGTCTGATTGTCATTGGAGCCCTGAATAGCGACAGTCGCTCCGGGGGTAGTGCCAGTGGTTGCAGTCGAAATCCTTACAAGTACCTGTCCACGAGCATTTACCCCGGCATCAGGACCGAAGTCATAAACATTAGAAGCCCCAATGACGGCCTGAGCGTTGGCAATTACAGTTCCGGTCGGGTAACCCGTAAGGGCGGGAGTAATACCATTAGCAGATAGAACAGCTACGATTTCATTAATTTTCGCTTGAACCTGAACCTGCGTGGTGGCATCTGCCAGCATGAATTCGGTGTACTTCTTCTTATATTCATCAGTAGCGGCCATTTATATAAGTCCTTCCAGGGCATCCTTTGTGCTATAGTTGATATGAACAGCGTGCGTATCCCATTCGACGGGCACCCGCTGTCCAGATGCCTTCCGATACCAGACATCGAAATTGGAATCTAGGAAGGGCTCATTCCCGCCATCGGCTTTCAAATAGTCGGTGAAACCCTTGATCGTCCACCAAGGCAAATACACCAAACCGAAACCGAAATAATCGCAATACGGTTCGCCAGGCTCAAGACTTGCCCGGCCTACCGGAAGTTGCTTGAATACTAGCCAGGTATCCTTAAACTCCATATCCTGGTGGTTACGCCACTGACGGGTTGGGTAAACCATCGTCGGAGCTACACGAACAAGATCGGGTTCGGCTAGGCACTTCTTCGCAAAATTCCTAAGTTCATTTCGGCCGACAGCCACATCCCAGTCAAGCTGAATTACGTCATCCTCGAGATCTAGGAGAGGCATGTAATCTACTGTCGGGATATACAACCTTTCACAGTTGTCAATAATCTGAGGGTGGTGCGCTGGAGGTGTCTGCGGCCAGCTTCTAACGAGTTTCATTTATTTCCTACCAGCTATTTCTCTCATCCGTGCATCGACATCCATGAGATAATCCCAGTCCTTTTTCCACTCTCTCCACCACATAGGGTCATATTTATGGTGATGAATTATTTGGCCATGAACATGGGGATTACTTACCCCATGGGCCTCAAACGCTCGGGCCATTCTTACGTCGAGCTGATTCCAGCACCCCCTACCGCCGCAATGTCGGCAAGGCTGCCAAGGTACGTCTTCACATATAAATTCTCCGCTGTGAACTATTCTTTGTAGTTCGGCGGAAAATTTAGCGCAGCCTAGCCCGTACGTAACCCTTTTGGTGTACGGGGCAGGAAGAGTTTCATAGGCGTAGGTACACCACAGCTCGGAACAGGCGGAAAATGACGGGATCACACTAGAATTAATCTCTTTATCGCCCTCGATCACAATCAGATCATCTGAGGCATCCCAACGAGCGGCTATGACTTGTGGGTATCCGAACAAGCCTTCGGTTTTAACAAATTCTGTTTGTGGATAGAACCGAAGAATAGCCTTAAGGGCTTGAAGATGTGGTTCCGAGCTAAAACAACAAATAACGCTCATAGATCCTCCTGATCCACACGGAAGGGCAGGCTCGAAAAGAGCCTGCCAAACCGAATGATTCAGAGAATCGATTAGAAGCCGGTAGGCTGAGCCAGGCCAGCGCCCGTGATCTTCTGCATTGCGTTGGTGTAACGCTCGTAGCTGAACGCGAAGTATCCATACACCACCAGGAGGACTCCCAGCGTGTTGGCCTTCGGCTGCTCAGCGCGAATGTAAACAGGTGCGTTACCCTCTTCCCAAAGGTGGCATTCCACGTTCGGGACGACATAAATCTCGTCCTGGTTAGTGGCCGTACCGCCGTTGGTGAGAATGTTCGCATCCATCACCACGTTCATGCCGCCAGGGAACACACCAGCAACGCCCTGGTTGTAGGCATTCTCATTGTCCGTACCCAGCGAACGCGGAGGAACCCCCGGCGATGCCAGAACAGGCCACGAGTTGGTGAGCTGCGACTGGAGGTAGTACCACCGACGCGGGTGCATAATAAGGTGCGTCGGGTGAGCCAGGCCGAGGGTAGCGGTCTCGCTCTGGGACATTGCGCCCATAACTGCACTGAAAATCTGCTGCATGGTCGGGGTAGCTGCCAGGGTGCTGCCGTGGGCAACGTTGGTCATACCGTGGGTCGCCTGGTTAAGCATGGTGCTGTCCAGGTTGGTCGCGTACTGCCGGAAAAGGTCCTGCATTACGACATCCTCGATACCGGTACCACGCTCAATGGCCTGTCGGGAAACGGTCTGCTCACCCAGTGCGGTCTGCACGTTAATGGTCAGCAGGGTGTCATCCATCGGGTTCACACCGCCAGCAGTGTTTTCTGCCGACTGGAGCGCCACGGCCGAAGAAGTGGTAATCCGCGAGATGTTCAGCGACATGCCCGAGGCAGGCAGCGTGTGCTTGTTACAAATGTCTGCGAACGGACGCAGGTTTGCAACGTGCGGTGCCACCATGTCAACGAGGTACTGCGGAACAACCAGACCAGAAAATGCACCAGTGCCGACCTCGCCAGCACGCAGCTCATGGCCGGTTCCCGCGCGGTCCACGCTCTCTTCCCGCATGTGCCGCTGGAGCCGGTCGGCTGCCCGCACATCGTTGGAAACGAACTGCCGGACAATATCCCCAAGGAACATCTTGCCGGTCGGGTCGGTACCCTTGTTGTAAGTCCGCTCCTCGCGGCCTACCGAGAAACTAGCCCGGCGATCACGCTGCTCTGGCAGGTTCGCAGGCTTGGTAGCCGACTGCATACGCTGATCGAAATCAGCCTCAGCCGCCGCGACCTTCTTGGCGTCGGCCAGCTTACGCTGAATCGACTCC